GTTGCCGGTAAAAAATACATCTCGCACCGTTTGCATTTGATCGCCCACTGTCGGATTTTTTTTATCACTTGCCGCCGAATTGTTATTTTTCTTTTCATTTAACCAATATCTTTTAAGCATCTCAGTGATCCTCTTACCGGAACTTATGGGAATGTTGTTAATTATATACTTCTTAATATCTTCTTTATCCATATTAGCCCCCCTACCCCCATACCCCTTCACTTCTATTCCCTCTGACTTAATAGGTATTCCTAGGCGGTTCCGCCTGAGGTTTCCCAGTCGTCGGTCATGTTGTTCGGGCTACAATCCTTCTGGTCTTGCACCACACCTATTGTAGCAGGTGAGACGGAGCCTTAATTCCGCCCTGGAAGGGTAGCCCAAGTTATGCGGTGCGAACTACATTTTTTTCTACCCCTCCAGACCGAAATCAATCCCTCCTGTACTATGCATATTTCTCAATCCATATCTCTCTTAATCTTTCTTTTACGTCTAATGGTATGCTTACGTCTTCTATCTTTCTTTTCTTGTCGAGGTATATTTTAGCGTACCAAAGTTTCATGGGGTTGTCGGGAAATTTAAATACTTTCTCTCTCATGGTGGCGTTCTTCATAAAAGCTTTGGGTGTCATTATAACACTTCCTTGGGGAACCATTATGCAGAGTTTTCTTTTAGTTGCGAGGGCTTTTCTGATGTATTTATCCCTTATTCCTACTTCACAAACTCCATCACCAGACCAGATCGGCTTGCGTATGTTTACTCGGATTGGTATACTTGAAGAGTATTTACTATACATAAATACATATTAAAGAATCGGCGGGCTTTTGTCAAATACTTTTCAAGTAAGTTCAGAGAGGATTTACAAACCCGCCGGTTTTTTGTGTCTTGACAAACACTTTTGAAGTATGAGTATAATGGATTACGTCCAAGGGCTTGTGGACCAGAGGGGTTAGCAGGCGCAAGGATTTCCAAAACAACCCTGCCTGGGCAGATCAAATAATAAGGTGGGGTTGTTTTATTTCCACTCGTTGCTTATTCCTAGAAGTTCCTCTATCCAACTCTTTTTCTTAAATCTCGGGTGGCCTTTTCTTCTGGGGGGACTTATTCCTCTGTCTCTTTTTGCTTCCCATTGCTTTTGTTTCATCTTTCTTTCGTAATGGGCATCACTTCCTTCATCTCCTGAAATATACCTTTCTCCTCTTTTGTTCTTTTCTCTATGTTCTCTTCCTACATCACCAAACGGACTGTTTTTGTAGTTTATTCTTTTGCCAGTGATACTACTCATGTGTTCAGCTTTTTGTTTCCATCCCCTGTAATCCTTATACGCCTGTCCCACATCAGGATGAAAAGATGAGTTAGCATCATAGATATCACCTTTTAAATTTCTTACATGGTGGTTTTCGCAAAGAGGTAGTCCTGGTGAGAATTCGGGGTCCTCCTTGCCTTCGTGTATCAATTTACCCTCTCCTTTTATGTGGTGGTCGTGTTTGGCCTTCTTGCCGCACTCATCAAAACCCTTTTCCTCAGAATAACTCTCCCACTGGCACCTTTCGTTAGTGACCTTCATGTGGTATTTTCTGGTATTTTTCTTAAAAGGCATTAGGAATGGTTTTCATCTTCCCCGGTCACAGCTGTTAATTTACCCCGTAAGCGGTGGAGTCTAAATTTACACTGTTCAAAAATAGTCATAGACCTGAAGTAACTATCAGCATCGTTTTTTCTGTCAGGAGAATACCCCAGTACAGTTCTCAAATCCTTATTAGATTTCTTAACTGCTTCTCTTAATTTACTATCCCTTTCAGTGGAGATCTTTTGCTGGTTGATCAATTCGACCTCCTTCACACCTTCGCCATAGTCTTCCGAAGCCTTCTTATTCAATATATCATTAGCTTTTTTGTATATTCTCTCGCTCATTTTGTCTTAATTTAATAAAATCTGCGGTTAACCCGTTAATGTTCTTTAAAATATAAGCCGTATCATCCATAACTAAGTTTCTGTTTAAGTTAAGAAGTGGTAGTTTTCTGGTTACGTTTTCCGGGTCTCTCATCGACTCCGCTAAATAAATATAAGGTTTGCTTCCGTATCTTTCTAAGATACTGGTCAAGTCATCTTCATGTCCTTTCCAAAATCTTACCGCTTTATCAAAACCTCCTATCCCGAATTTATTATCAGCTGTATTACTAACCACATCCTCTTGAAAGCCTTTCATGTCTCCTTCTTTCATGTACTGTAACCACAAATAATCAAAAGCAAATCCTTGTATTTGGTGGATGAAGGGGACAAAGGTGTGTTTGTTTCCATGAAGACTCATCCCGGCCATTACCTCAGCGGTCGAGATTTCAGTCGCCGATTCAACATCCATATTCATTACATCGCAAGATGCCCACTGAGAATGTCCTATTTCGTGTATTAGGGTCGAAACCACTCTTGATCCGTCGTTCCAGGGGGACATGGGGTTAAAATACCTATGATTAAGCCACACCGTTGAATCAAAAGGGTTTTGGCAATTAGCTCTTCCGCCTATGAAAAACACATTTTTCCCTCCGAAGTAAGCCATCTCTATTTTGGGAAAAACCTCACCCACTTCATTAGCACCCTCGAATAGAAAATAAGGTATTGCTTCTAACGCCAGAAGTTCAGCGTCTTCGATGGTTTTGATTTCTTTGGGTTGATAGGGTTCTGCTAGATCAGAATATTCGTCTAATTTAAAAAGTATGTTTTTGGCACCGTCTTTGGTTAAAGCACCCTCTGTTTGAAGAATGTCGAAAGCTGTCGGTTCTGTAAATTTCTCTATCGTTTTACCCGCAACAAGAGAACCAGCCGTTATACCGGCTAATTTAAGAAAATCTCTCCTGCTTAGTCTTTTTTCCACGTTATCATATTAAAACTTGATATGGTTTGACATACTCTGATATAATATAAATGGTACTAATTTGGGGACATAGTTCTTTCCAAGGACTTTAAATGTCCCCTATTTAATTTACTTGATCTTAACTGGTTTATCAGTCTTAAACCTCAAAGCAATAATTATTACTCCGATCAAAACTTCACTAATTCTACTAACTTCTGCTGATGGTTGAAACTCTGCAAATCCGAAAAAGTTAGCGATTGCAATTATGATGAATAATGCTCCAAAATAAACCGTTTTTGATTTATAAAATTCTTTTGCTCCTCTTTTTGCCACACTAATCACCTCCTTCAATAGATACTAATACTTCCCAAATTTTAAATAATGGTTTATAGTCCTTGTCCTGATACTTGATAATAGTTTTAGGTTTCTTTTCTTCTTTTAATCTTAAGTATTCGTTTACCAGCCACTCCAGTTTGGCGACCATAGCTTCACTGTCTTGTCCCGCTTCCAGTCCCACTCTTCTCAAAACCTCTTTAATCGAAAAAATAGTGTCTTTCTGCTGTTCGATCAATTTCTCTTTATCGGTATTTAGCTCTAGTCCCCACAATTTTAATAAATGATCTCTTACTGCTCCGTCACCTTCTAAGACAGATGTAAATATCTCGTACAAATTCTTATTCTCCTGCAGCCATTTTTTTATCTCGTCATCGCTGAATTCTTCTTTAGCTGCTTTGTAAAAATCCCTTATTACATTATCTTTTGGTAGTTGTTCCATGATTGGTTTCTGAGCCTCTGTAACGAATTCTACGGGCAAGTTCACATTTTCTGCTGTCCTTACCTCAAAATGCAAATGACGACCAGTAGAATTGCCTGTATTGCCTATACTGCCGATTATTTTGCCTTCTTTGATCTCTGTTCCGACTGGTAATACGGAACCTTGCTCAAGATGCGCATAGAGAGCGTAATAAGTTTTACCGTCAACCTCGCCCTTGATCTTGCAATAGTTGCCATAATCCTCTGTACGAAGCTTTCTTTTGATTCCTTTGTAATACGGGTCTGCACCTGTGTTAACCAACCAATTCCTTGTTTCCGAATTCTTCGCCTGTGTAACTTTTCCAAAAAAACACGCATAAGCATTTAAATCTCCTTTCCCACTAAAATCGTAACCCTTGTGACTACTTGAGTAGCCCTGAGTTTGAGAGTTCTTAGATGGTCTTAGAACTTTCATTTATTGTTGATAATAGCATCCCACAACCAATTAACTCCTATTCCTATGGCTGCGAATATAACCGTTATCTTCCCTATTAACTGATTTCTAAAATCAGTATTCTCATCTACCTTTTGTTCGACAGCTTCGATACGGTGAACGACTTTGTTCTCCAGGTCGTTTATAGCGCCGTAAACATCTTTTAATGTAACTTTTCCGTTTGTCATAAAAAAAGAGTCCAACCTTAAAAAGTTCGACTCAAGTCTTCCTTGTTAGTATTATAACACATAATTATCTAATTAAATCTATTGGGGCGGCAAACCACGGCTCCCAACTACCACTAATCTCGTATATTATTTTAGCCATTTTGACATTCTTTTCCAAGTCATCCATTTCGTTCCAGTATTTCTGAATGACAGCTTTCGTTACTGGTTTGTCGGTGTAGGGATCATCGATTATCCCCGCTTCGTACATAGCGTCTCTATATCCTGGACGGTAATCACGCATTATGTCCTCAAATCTTCTGCTATTTATCCTAAACAAGCCTTTATCAAAAGAGTGGTAATAGCCATCGTCACCCTTTTTATCCAGCACTTTCCTTGTTTCTTCTGTTAGAGGTGTGTCGTGTCCTTCGTTGGAAACTGTTATGTTGCTTATCTTGAATTCTGTATTCTCTCCCTGACCGTACCCCTTTACTTGTTCGCCGTACTGATGATGTAGCACTCTTGCTGCTTCAAGTGCCAGATCCCTTCCAAACACGTTCGTGATAGTTTCTGAGATCTCTGGTGGGACATCTATCACATTAACGTCTTCATTTTGTCCCCCACTTTGTATTACTATTTGATTAGAGTCCTCACTTCTGTAATATGATGGTGTATTAACTCTCAACTGAGGTGTGGGCGTGGGGGTTTCAGTTGGTATTTCTGTCGGTAAGGGTGCTTGAGTGGGTTCTGGATCTTCTACTGTTTCATCATCGGAACCTCCAAAAATCTTATCCCTTATCACTTTTATCTTTTCCATTAAGAAATCTTTTATACTCTGCCTTTCTACCGTCTCACTCGTTACACCCCTATCCTTTTCTATTACAAAAGTCATTTCACCCAGAGGCCCTGCCTTTGCCTGTGCTTCCGGGGGATCGAAGGGATTGGCTTTTGCCAACTCATCCACAACCGAGTCAAACAATTCACTGGCTACATTCTTGTTTATTGTTGGTGGAGCTGCTGCTATAAAGTCCTTCCTTTCGGTTTCAAGTGATTGTTTTGCTTGCTTGGTCTTTTGTTCTTGTAAAAATAATACTTGTTCTAATACACTCTCCGAAATAACTTTCTTCCTTGCTAGTCCCAACAAGTAGTTTTTCTTTTCCTCACCACTTTGCATTTTATTAAGTTGAGAAAATACAAATTTAGCTCTTGACCCGTCTTTAACTGGTAAAGATTTAATAGACCTGTCGAGTGCCGTTATGCCCCGAGAATCCGCCTCGGCTATATCCAAAACATCTTCTACTAATTCAGGATTCTCTCTAGCTATTTGTAGAAGTCTTTGTTTGGCTATCGCAGGACCCTGATCTTTTAATTCGGTAAATAGTTTCTCTGCTTCACGTCTATCTTTAAGAGAAGCAGTAGCACTTTCTGTCCTGAAGCCGTCGACTTCATCAAATAGTTGATCTACCTCAGCACCTGTTCTTATATTAGTAAACCTTTTGGCTATAGACTGACCAGGGTTTAGAGTACCCAAAAGTCCACCAGTTGTTGTACGGACTATATTTTGCAGTTTAAGAGGAGACACTCCTAGCGCCTTACCAGCTGCTATAAATCCCTTAGGTGTTGTTTCCCTGTACTGTTCTTCGGGGGATACATTTTGAAGACTTCGTGGTACTACTGGGTATCCTGTGAACAAGTTCTGATTAAATATAGTCTCTACCCCTGCCTGGAAAAGTGGTGGCAAGATTGAAGACCCAATCTCTCTGGGTGTTATCCCGATTGGAGATATATTACTGGCCGTTCTTTGAGCCAGTGTTCCTAATGCTTTGGGATCATCGCTACCGATTGCTTCGAGTGCTGATTCTACCATTGCTGTGAATGGTTGTGTAAAGTGGCCCTTGGGTATTTTAATTCCTTTGATTGGCTCTCCCTCAACTTTCTCCAGTTCCGACCTATCATCAGCTATGATTATCCAGTTCTGGTCTTTCTCAAACTGCGGAATATCTTTGTAATCCTCGAACCTTCTATTATGAAGATAGAGCATGGTTGCTGGAAATCCAGAAAGAATTCCGAGTCCTACGGCTGCCTGCTTGGGATTGCTTTTGGCCAATCGGAACATTCTCTCTACACCCTGAACGTTAGCGTTTAGAAACGGGACTATCTGATTTAAAAGCTTGACGGTATTTCCACTTTTGGCGAAGTCCACTGTTATGTCTCTTGCTTTAAATGCTGCCTCCAAAGTAGCCTCTCCTTTTTCAAGACCAGACTGAAACCTGGCTATACGGGTTGACTCCTCGCCTACACGGTTGAGAAATTCGAGTGGAGATTTGATTGTTTCTAGCACACCCTTTCTTTGAGTGCCAGCCAATCTTCCCACTGTTTGTTTAGGAACATCCAAAAGTTGTGAGGTAAAAGTGGATTGTGCACCTCCGGCTTTTTGCCATGTTCTATAAAGATCATCTCTTTTAAGTGCGGAAAATATTGCCCTTGGATATGATGCGAGGAGTTCTCCTGCACCCCTTAATCCCCTCTCTGTCGTCTCACTAAAGATTGCATCTGCTATGTCACGCACTATGTTTGCGGGTATAAATCCCACATTCAAGCCTGTGGCACCCGTCCTAAGTAGTCTGGCTTGAGGTCTTAAGATGTCTATTAAAACATTGGATGTTTGTTGGTCTAGGTTTTTAATGGCTGCTGCTACCTCTGAAGGAAGTGCGTATTTGACGTTCTTTCCATTTTCGAATAAGTTTACGGTGTCGAAGCCTTTTTCTGTGGTCTTACCAGCTTTCTTTATTAGGTCTGGCAATTCGTCTTGGAGATTTACTAGACTTTTGAGTGCATTGTTTCTTTCTACCAAAGAAATTACTTTCCCTGTACGCTCAACTAAAGACTCTAGGGGATCAGCTACTGCCTTCTCGCTTCCTTTAAGAGCTTTAATTACATCTTGTTTGGCTACATTGAAAGAAGTTCTTGCGTACTTGCCGCTTTCTGCACTATCAGATATATAATCAACTATTCTAAAAGGGACATACATCTCGTTTTTAGCAAGTATTTGTTTGTAGGACTTGTTGTCGATGATTCCACTCTCATTCAGGAGTTTAAGTAAACTATTACCATAATCTCTCACTTCTTGTGCTGATTGTTCTAAGGCTTTGAATCCATTGCTTATTCCAACTTTTGATTCTTTTAGTGGCTGTTGTGTGACTAACTCATCAACGCTCTTAAATGTTCCACTTCCTTGTGGTGTGTCTGCTATTATCTTGGCGTTGGGATTCTTGCTCTTAATCTTATTAAACATCCTTTTCAGGGTGTCTATTTGTTCTGGAAGAAAACCTCTCTTTGTTTCTATGTTTAGTTCATTGGGGGTTGTTACCACCCTTAAGTCACTTTTCCCAAAAGCCTCTGCTTTATGTTCAGCAACATCTATGGCTTGACCTCTGGCATCAACAAAGAACGATTGTCCAGCTTCTTTTGGTCTTACCCCACCTTTAACTGATGGCTGTTGTGTGACGCTCAATCTACCTTGTGATAAATTATCTGTCGCTCCGTATTTAGCTTTTAATTCCAATAGTCCTTCCGACACCTCAGCTGCTGAAAACTTAGTTTTGACACCCCTCTCTATAAGTTCTTGATTTCTTTGTAGAACAAGAAGCCTGGAAAGATCTTCTAAATTATTAGCATTTCTTTGGAGAACGGGTGCTAATCCTTGATTAAGAGTTGCATCTATCTTTCCCCCTATTCCTGCGATAAGCCTCATTCTTTTATAGGGATTGACCTCCGTTGGTAATTCTTTACCTGCTTTTTTAGTTAGTTCAAATATAGGAGTAAGCCTGTCTAGGAGTTGTGTTCTAACATCTACCGATTTCGGGATTTTTTTTGTTCCTTTTCTGGCTGCACGTGCTGCCTCAAATCCTTCACTAATGTCGTCTAACACAGAAGCTGTCTTTCCGGATTTTGCTATCACTCCAGGGGTTTCTCTTATACCCGCACCAAACAAACCTATTAATCCGTATCTACCCACATCCGTTACATCAAGACCTGCTCCAAAAACATCCAATGCTATTCCAGCCTTAGTTGGTTCTTCAAATGTTCCTATTAAGCCCTCACTAAGAGGTTTAAGCGTAGGGGCTTTTTTGAATACACTCAGTGTTTCTCTGGGTTTGGCAAATCTTTCAGCAGTAGAACCTATACCATACATAGTTCCACCTACAAGCGTGGTTAGAGGAGCTAGTGGAGCCTTAAGTAATCTTTTTCCAAGACTTTCTCCCTCCTTTGGCATGCCGAATTGAGAGATTTTGTCTCCAACCTCTCTGTATTTTCTAGACTGTTCAATTGTGGTCTTTAGTGGTTTTTGAATTACCGTTCTGAAGTTTTGTTTTCTAACCTTTTCAACCAAATCATCCACTGGCCGCCTGATACGGCCTGCTAAATTAGTTAAACCGGCTCGTAAATTTTTTAGCGGCATAGTTATCCTCCAAAATCAGTCTCTTTAATCCTTTTTTCCAGACTACTTTCTTCTTCGGGTCCTGCAAATACACCATACTGCCCTGCTGTACCAAATTGTACACCACCCGGCAATTCTGTTCCTGAAAGACCAGCCATTCCACCTTCACCCCCCAATTGACTTGATGGGATAAATTTAGTTTCTCCTGGTTGCACGCTGAACGTTGGTAGATTTTGTTCTATATTACTTGCTCTTGCTTGTGCTGCTCTTATAGATTCATCAGTAGCGTTTTTTTGAGCTGCTATTTGCCGTTCAAAATCCACATTTCTGGCGTTTATGTCTATGACGTTTTGCCTATACATCTCGAGGGCTCTGTTTACCATATCAGCCCTTCTTGTTTGCAACTCGGTTCTTCTTGAATTGATTTCAGACAAAGCCGCTTGCAATTGGCCACGTGCTTGTCGTTTCAGGTTCTCAGCTTGAAACTTAGCTTCACTCAAAGCAGAATTAAAGATGTCAGTTAGTTGATCTTTACGAACATTCAATTCCTGAATAGTCTGTTGTAAACCAGCTCTTATATTGCCGATGTTTCTCATCGTTTCAGCTCCGAGAATTGCTTCTGCCCCCAGACCCGTTGATACTGCACTTCCAAACCTAGATCTTAAACCCTTGGCCAGTTCAGCGAAACCTCTTCTTTGCTGTCCTTCTGCTCCTTCTGCTGCGGATTCTGCTTTACCTTGGGCTTGGGCTACTGCTGCTTCCCCCTCTTTCTTTCCTTGTGTAGCTTTAGCCTCGGCTGCGCCATAAAACGCATCAGCTTCTTTCTCTCCTCCTCCGAGCAAGGCTCTTGTTTCGGCTTCAAACTGGCTTATCTGATCTAGTACTGGTTGAATAAGTGCATCAATAGATGACGTACCTGGCTGACCTGGTGCTTGTTCCTGAGGCCCTTGCCCTGACGGTGCAGGTCCTACCGGCACTTGTTGCTGTGTAGATTGACCACCACCAAGTTGACCACCACCAAATTGGGAACTACTTGCCCCCAATATTGGCTGTGTGCTTTGAAGTGGCCTGGGTGTTAATGGTGCCGTACTTTGGCCAGTGGTATTTCGAGTGGGTCCAGCAGCCAATGCTTCAGAAACACCAAATTCAGGTAGATTTAATTTTGTCCCAACAACATCGAAAAGATTTCCGACTGATTGTCTTAAATTTCCAAATAGATTAGCCATACTTATTCACCCCCTCCGTATATTTAATTAATCTTATTATCATATAAAAAATGCTGTTGAACCTCCTGGTTCAGTGTAATTAATCACCAGTTTCGGTTTGTTTCCCGCATTATCTGCAAACTCAACATCATATCCTGTATCTAGAAGTGAGGCCCATGTTGGACTTCCACCAGTGTCTGTTTCCCAGCCAAGCCTGCCTGAATAAAAAACATATCCTCCCAATTTTCCTTCAGTGTAAGTTATTCCTGCTGCATTTAAAGTAAAATCATTGTATGCACTTGCAGAAAAACTAGCATAACTTATGCTCGCAAAAGGTGTGGTACCTAAATCTGCCAAAACAGTTCCACTAAGCGTACTGTTTGAATCTGGGTCAGCAGAGCATATATCATAAGGGGTAGAACCGTTTCCATTAACTTTATTGCTTCCATAAAGAGATAAGATGGCCGAATTGATTTTCGAACCAGATGAGATACTTGACAAGTCAAACCCAAAAACAGACCTTGTTAAATACTGATACTGGTTTGTGGTTGCTGTTGATCGGAGAAGTAGCGAGTTACCATTTGCTATGGTGTCACTGTATGCCTGTAATGCACCCGCTTTAATTGTGGCCCAGGTCTCACTAACAGATCCACGATAAACATGTCCGTCAACTGGTGCATTTGCACCCACCGCTGGATTTAAAGTTACTTCTGCCATATTATTCAGCCCTCCCTTGTATTACGAAATCTGTTATATGTCCATCACTTGCTGTCTGGTCGTAGTCCCATGTCAGCTTGTCTCCTGCTGCAAAAGCCTTGGTTTTAATCGAGGCTGTGGAAACAAAGGTTCCTCCTCCAGAAATAGTAGGTCTTGTCCCAGCATCAAATATAGATGTTCCATTTTTGTTAATATCAATGTAGGCACTCGCTCCACTCGCAACCGTACGAGTCATAAATGTGAACCAACTAAATGATCCCGCCTGAGGCATCACAAGTGGTGTTTGGACAAATGTGGTTGGTCCCGAAAGACTTCCTACAAAGCTAAATACAGGATTAATTCCTATACCAGGTCCAATTACAGATGCCCCTGATATCTCCAGTCTGGTTGCTATGTGCATCTCAGATATTGAAGCTGGTGATGCGATAGCTTTCAGGTAGCCGTTGTCATCAATGGCGTTATCTACTACAGTAACCAATGAATTCCACATTCCTACTGTGGGAGTGGATTCAACCAAAGCTCCATCCGAGTGCGAACGTGCTGTTGAGTTGTCTGCTCCTCTTGTTACTCCTGTTATGTCACTTCCACTTATCCCTGTGAAGTATATGACTTCTCTTGCACTTGGGGTTGCTGTTCCTGAACCATCCTTTCTGTCTAAAACTAGATATCCAGGAGCCTGCAAGTTAGTAGTACTATTAAGTGTAATTGTATCTACAGAATCATTTATCGCTCCGTTAAGCGATGTACTTACATAGTTTGTTGTTGGTGCTACATATTTTGTTTTAGTTGCCATAATTCTTCACCTCCTTAGGTTTTCCACGATAGTGGTCTAAATTTCCCTAATTTGTGTGCTTCTCCTTTTACGCTCATAAGTTCGTAATTATCTCCTGCGTTACTTGTTTTTACTATTAGTTGTGTATTTCTTGCTGATTTTCTTAGTTTCGTTTGTCTGATGATTTCAGACAGGTCTTGTGCGTTACCACCTTCTTCAGAGTCAGCCCATTGAGTGTTGCCCCATTGATCTGCTCCCCACCCTGCGTTTCCTGCTGCAGGTGTGATGCTAAAACTTTCTGCTGTCAAGGTGTTTCCGCTTGGCTGTTCCAGTCTTATGTCTACTCCTACGCTTCCTGTCACATTTCTCCAGAGAGTAAATATATCTCTTACCGTCTTATAGCTTGAAAAGTCTCCAAAGTCTTCTCTCTTAGTTCGGAGAGTAGTAGAAAAAGATGATCCTCTATCGTCTCTGTAACTATCATCTATATTCTCTATTTCGGGAGTAGCTGAATTTCCCTTAATCAGTGTGGGTTGGCTGTTTGAGTCGTAATATACATCAAATATATTAGCATCAAATGTCCACGGTCCCATCCAAGCATTTCTTTCCCTATCAAATACCATTGTCTGATTTTTACCTGGTATGCCGATAAAATATTTGTTATTAAAGTACGCTGCACAAGCATTGCTTTCCTGAGCCGGTGTAAGATTTTCAAAGAATGGCCTTATCCTAACCGACACTTCGTTGGTTCTTAATATATCCCCGATTATTCCAGGTTCGTTTCCTAGTACGTAGATACCCCTACCGCCTGTAGCCAAAAACAAAATATCGTTCTCGACGTGACGGATGGATCTGCTACTGGAACACCCTATTGCATTGGTTATCAAGGTAGCCTTTGGTTCTATTAGGAAATAGTTCCCGTACCAATCTCCATCAATTTCCACTTCCCATATGCTTCGTTCTTTGAATACAATTATCTTGTCTCCCTTTATTTCAAGACCAGTTATGTTATCACCCGAATCTGGTTCTATATCAATAAGTCCTCCGCCACTTGCCAAATCGAACTTTTCGTGGTCTTGATATCTTGCAGATATCATTACCCTGGTCGGAGCACTTGGAATACCTGCATATATTAACCTATCTTTAAATCTTTTAATGTACTTTGCCTTAATTCCTCCAGTTGAATCAACCACCAAATAAGCGTATCCGAAAAGAGATGGGACAGAGCTTCCATCATCTATCCACTCTGTTGCCTCTCCATCAACCTGTGCTAAAAAGCTTTCATTTCCTAGCTTCCTACCATAAATATTGGTTCCTACAATTATAGATGCGTTGCTTGCGTTAGCCCAACTTACTTTAGTCGAACCATCACTGGGATCTTCTGGTTGGTCAACGAAAGTGTAAGCACTAGACGGTGTTGTTTCTCCTACATTAGTTATATGACTTAGTCTGTAAGAAAAAGTATTTGTTCCCGATACTCCTGATATTTGAGTTGCAAATACACTGGAGGGGGCTGCTACTGTAGAAAATCCTACTAAGGTAGATCCATCATAATAGGCATGTTCCCTTCCAGCCGAAACAATATACATATTATCCGCAAGCTGAGACATCTCCACCATCGAACCACTAGGCCAAGAAGCCCCTGTAATTTCGGTATAACTTGAACCATTCTTTTTACCCAAAAGCCCCCAGTCTGTTACCGAAAGCAATTCGTTAGTTCCATCTGCCTGATAAAACCCACTCATTCCCCTTACTGCTCCGGTTGCTCCGGCTGTGTTATAAAGTGCAGTACCCCATCTTTTAGTAGGAATACCCTCACCCGTCAACATAAGGTTGTTTGCTTGAGCTAACTCGTTGCTTTTGATTTCTGTATCTTTAAAGAGCGTGTTGAGACCACCACGGAAATTTTCCCAGTTAAAATTTAGATCTTTTCCCGAATTAAATTGCGGTGTTCTTGTTTGAAATATTGGCATGTCATTATTTTCCCCATCTGAAACTAAAGTCTTTTCTGTCTACTGTCTGAACCTTGTTGTCTTGTGCTTCTCCCGGAACCTGCTCATGCTCCAGTAGGTTGCGTAATATCTTGTCTGATTGTACTTTAGCTTGTGGGAACCTAGGATCTGCTTCCGCTTCGTAAATATACGCCAGAGCCCTCTGAACCAGATAATCAGGATTGGGACACATGGCCACATCTGCGGGTGATACTAAACTAGAAACACTTGCGTAGTAGGGAATATATACACTTGCACCCGATGAAAGGGTGGTTGCGTTTATAAACATGGTTTTACCTACATTGTCATCCCCCAGTATCATTATGTACTTATCAGTGCTTGCATACTGGTATTTGTCTTGAGGTCTTATTTCCTGAAAGTTATAACTTGTGGCTCCATCGTAAGCAATACGGGGGAAACTAGCTAATTTCCTGAAATCGGTAGGCAATGCCACGCTGGCGTTACCTGTCGATGTTGATATGACGGAATTACTTTCCCTATAAAGGGATTGCCAATCGTATGTTTCACTCCACTCACGTTGAGCCAAGTTAAGATACGATGTTCTCAAAGAGTAGTCGGCTGAGGTGATGTTAGAAGTATCCTCATCCTTATCAATTACAGACGCCACTCTTGATTGCAGGTCGTCTAAAGTATGTGCCATGTTATTACAAAGCTGCTGCTGTTACAGCACCATCTGGGTAAACAGGAATCCATCCGAATTCACCATCACCCACTAAAACTCTAAGTCCATATGTTCCTGCTGCACCTCCTGTGGTTGATAAAACGGATGTAAGAGATACTAAGGCTCCAGCCTCAAATCCCAAAACTGCTCCGCTTGCCCTAGAAGCACCAGCCACGTTGTAACTAATGACAGTTGCGTTAGCTGCAGGAATCCTGCTAGCTGAAACATTCAAATCCATACCATTAACTTCAAGAGCGTAGCTGCTTAAAGTGGTGTTGGTGTTAGTTAATTTTAGCGTTGGCGTAGCATCATCGTTTAAAATATGCTTATCGCTTGCTGATTGTAAGTCTGTTAGGTCTGCCATGTTTAATCACCCCATTTCTGTCTTATGTTCGGCTTTAATTTGTTGCCACACAAAAAACCAACGGTTTCCCGTTGGCGTTTCTTAAAAGATTAACCTTTTGCATAGTATATCATTCAATTGAAAATCTATCAACCTCCCCAAAATTTATTGGTTGTCATGAATGATTTATCTTCAGTAGTTCCTCCACCACTTGCTGTATAGGTGGCGTAGATGGACATTCTTCTATCAGCAATTGTAGATGTAAAAGCTGCTGGGTCTGCGGGAGCATTTGTTGAGTGATAAGTAAAAGAATCTCCCCTTACATCATCATCGGTAACAGAATCGTAGTAATAGAGAACATTATCGGTTCCTGTCCAAAAACACATGGGGTATCTTGTTCCTGAAGTGATAGGTGCTGAAGTAACGGACATATTATTCCAATCAGCCCCAACACTCGTTGTGATTTCGTCTCCATAGGTAACAAGAGCAAAAGAATCATCAGCATCATACAAAACGGGTCTGATTGCATCGGAACCACCTGTATAAAAAGTTATAGATGAAACATTGCCATCTTCTGGAGCGTCATGATGTCCTGTTGCTCCAGTATCATCTGCACCCCAAATTCTGTCTGCATCTAGTTGTGTGCCATTACCTGACCCTCCTATGCTCGTATAACCAAAAGTAGGATCTACTATTACTGGATATGCTGCTTGGTCTAAAAAGTCTTGAGGAATGGTTATGTTTAGATATCCACCTGTTATTTTTAGATCACACCAAACTCCCATTCCATTTGCGTCTTGGGCGTAGGGTCTGTAGATATGAAATGCTTTACCTGCCTTATATTCCATTCCATCGGCTCGGTTCATTCCACCTTTAGACTTATGGTATACAGCGTAGCTTCCTACTACTTCATCTGGTCTTACTGCACCTTCGTCAATCTCCTCTTGGGTTAATTCGGGCTGGTAATAAAAGTTAAGTTCCTTGTGGTTGATAGTAAACCTTACTTTATTACTTACGGGTTTCTCGGTTAAGATAACTTCGAATTCATACCCCTCATCTACCTCATAAAAATTGGGAGTACCTTCGCTTTGCTGACGGATGGAGACATTGACCTCATTATCCCACCTCATTAACTTAACCTGTGGTATAAATTCGGGTTGCTTGAAGTCTCCAATTTCTATTTCAATTCTATCTTTAGGCTCATTCTTTGGTGTTAGTTTGGATTTGTCGTACATTAATCTTCATAATAACTCAAATATCCTCCAATGTTTGCCGATGTTCCCGTCATATCAAACTTTTCTATCACTATTGCCTCGGCATTAGCAAGTCCTGTAAACGAGGGTGAATCTATGGTTCCATCTTTTACAAAACCTCCTCCAGGATTTAGTGTTATCCCTATGGTAGCATTACCTGTTAAGTATGTTGCACCAGATTTTATGGATACCCTAACGGTGGCATCTGAGTTCATAACCATACTTGTTATCTTGAATGTGGTTGTGGGAATAGCTATGGTTGCTATTGATGCTTCTGATAAAGATATCTTCTGTGGGACTATTGTTTGTGCAGGACCTGCCACACTTACGGTTACATTCCCCTTTACCGCTACATCATTATTAGATCCTAAATTAACGAGTAAGCCATCTGTTGTGTCCCCTCTCATTCTGTCCCATCCTGTACCATTGAAATATTCCGCACCCGCACGAACCTTGAGCCTCAAACTGTCGGTTGAAGAATTATCAGAACCTGTTGAAGCCACATCTACGGGTCCAGAGGCATCGTCATATAATTGAAAAACTCCTGGGGCTGTTGTTGGATTACCAATAATGGAAGTTGTTAGACCAATATATGTTTTAGCATCTGAAAGAGTTATATTTCCTGTTATAGTTCTGGATACATCTGCCTGTATAACAGTCGTATTTCCTGTTTGAACCACTGTCGTTAAACCAACGGGCCTTACTGTTGCCAAACCTATGTATTGATGTCCTCTCCCTGCGGTAATAGTGGCTAAACCAACATAGGTTTTAGAATCACTCAATGTCATATTCCCCTTAATAGCAATTGGATTTGTGATATCAGTAACAGCAGTCACAACATCTACTTGGTCTACTGTGACATTGCCCACAACTGCAACATTCCAGGGATCGTCGCCCTGGTGAACGGTTGCAAATCCTATCCCTGCCACGCTACCACCTAACACCACAGCCTCACTGTCCAGTGTGATTGGTACATCACCTTGTCCTGTAGCGTCCACCGCAACAACTCCATCTATTACAACGGATGCCTGTCCTGCCGCCGTTGTATTTACAACTGCAAAAATAGTAGCCGAGCTTTGTTGGGAAGTTTTAAGCCAGCGGTTTGCTGTCATTCCGACCACACCAACATCATTGTTATCAACAACATCTTCTGAGGATTCATAAAGACCCATGAAGGGAGTTCCTGAGTCAGAATCTACCGTGAAGGCTGAGTCGTCGGTAGCTGAAGTCCCGCCGCTACCGGCATTTACTACCGCATAAATTGTGGCTGAACCGGCAACATTTACTGTCGCATTACCCACGGCACCAGAAATAATGCTAACTTTCTTAGCGTTTAATGTTTCATCGTGTTCGTCTCTTATTACTTCGTTAGGGTATTTTCTTGTTGCCATTATATTTTAATTGGTTCTGATTTGAGTTCCCCCCCAGGGCTCTCTTTTATTTTCAGCTCCCTTTCTGGTTCTTTTTTGATTGGCTCAACCTTTCCAAGTTCTTTTCCTTGTGCTGGTTTAGCTTTTTTAGGTCTGTCTACCTTTGTCTCTTTTTCTTCTTTCTTTTTTTTGTCGTATTTTAAAAGCCCATCTAAATTTTTTTGAAAGCTAGAATCAAACATTGTTTGATCCCAAAGCCTATCTACTAAGGTTTTCTCTGTCCAATTGTTCCCCACTTTTCTTTGTAATTCGTAAACCTGCTCTTTAACCTTGTCTATATCTGTAGTTTTTGCTTTAAACACTCCCCAAAGATATATTTGTCCCAATCTCTCCTTAGTCCTTTCGTCTACTTTCCACACTACACCTTTTGCATCCCTTTCTATTAATCCTAGAAAGTCCGCAAATTCATGAAATTTGGGGGAAAGTGTCCATGACCCCTTTCCGATACTAAAAGTAAGTGGTTTTAAATCAGACATAAAAAACCCCACCACTTTTGGCGGGTGTTAGCTAAAGCTTTTAACCTTTGTCAAATTATAGCACATTATTCCTGTAAAGCAAGAAACTTAACGAGAGAAAGTGAGTCTGTATCTAAAGATGTGGCGGAGGCAGATTGAGCTATTGTTACTTGTGTATAATCGGTTGGTTGTATGGGATCTGCACTGTCTCCCACATCATCGACAGCCACCAAATTTCCACCAGACACAACACAAGCAACATAGTCTGGCCCACCCCTAGCCTCGAATGCCAGCTTTGCATTTTGTAATTCCATCGTTAGGGAAACAAAAACTCCTCCCCCCAGATCTTCACCACCAGCAGTGTTTCTTAAATGAGGCCACAAAATACCCTCATCACTATCCTCTATGTCAAGTAATGTATCCTGAAGGTCTGTTATTGTTATTTCTGTAAGAGGACTTGGAACTGTAATTATCCTCGGCGACGACCTCCAATCCACAGTAACCCCTTCTATTATTGCCATTTTTTCAAATATTCTTTAATATCGTTTCCCTTAATTTTCGTACTTGCATCGTTGAATTTTTGACGCTCCAGATTAATTTTCTCCATCTCACCGTGTAGCATCTGAATATTCATGTCCATTGACTCTTTCATTTTTTCTAATTGCTCTTCCTTTTTATCAATCTTTTTCAACAGTTCATTACGCTCGTTCTGAATAAGCCATGCAGCGTGGTTCATGGTGGCAGCTAGTTTCTCCAAATACTCAATTTTCTTTTCGCTTGTAAACTTACCATATTGCTTGCCCCACTTAATCTTCGGTGGTCTAAGTGATATCTTATCCTTATCTAGTTTTTTAAAACCTTTGGCTATAAAATCCTCTTGTATTTTATTAGCCATCTTTGTAGCCTTAGCCTTACTTATTTTTGTCATATTATTCATCTAATACTAATCTTACACTAATTGACAGGTTTTCGTCATTAGGCAACGTACCAGCTATTTGAAAAGTCTTATATCGTGGTGAGGCCGAAGATTTTCTAACGTAACCAGTTAGGGGTTGGTCATTAGTAAGTGTTTTTGATTTTGATATATTACCACTTGCATCAGTTAAACCATAAAGCAAAGCTCCCGTTGCTGTAATAGTTCCTGTATAAGTGGTATCTCCTTCGTTAAGAGTTTGATAAGTTACAACTGTTGAACTTGAATAAGTTACTTGTTTGGCCCCGTAGTTATCCTTTTGATTCAGAGTGTTAGTTATCCCACTAAGATTTATGTATTCTCCAGTATTAAGGTTGTGACTAGCCCCGAAAGTAACAGTTGCTGTAGTACCAGAACGAGTAATACTTGTAACTGAAGCATTGTATGGCAAATCCCCTGTTCCATCAGAAGCCTCAAAATATACTCTGGCATTTTGCAGGTTTACTCCAAGGTGGTCTTTTACATTTACTGTAACCGTTACTGGGTCAAATACTAAATTAACATCAGTTGCACAAGCAGCATCGTCTCTTTCTAAATTACTAGAGGTGGCTGGCGAACCGCCGACAGTACACCCAACAAGATTTACATTAAAACCACCTGTCGTATTAAGGAATTGAAGGGCTGCCCCGTTGTCGTCTTGGGTTGCCACAAAATCTGTAAACTCAATGCCTCGTAATGTAATCTCACTACTAACAGATGTCCCAAAGGTGATAGCGTGATGTTGGTTAGAGCCTTTAGAAAAAGTCATATTATCTAAGTTTCCGTCTGTGTCTGTGGCACTGTTATATACCAAAGCCCCCGCATCTGTTCCCACAACGCTTGTGATAATCTTAGAACCTCTTAAGTCTGAGGCTGGTGCTGTTACGGTGTCACAGCTAATCCACTGACTATTGGTCATAGCGCTAGAAGCTACAAGAGCTGTAGTGCCTGCGCCTGTGAAAATACAACCATCTCCCGTAAATGTGCCAACATCTAAAGTTAAAATAAATGGGGCGGTAGAACCTAGTGCGCTAATCGTTATGTTATTCCACTCTACATTACTTGAGGCGTGTCTAATCTCAAACTCGTTAAAGGTGCTTGGGACAAACTCATCTTCTAACACAGCTATTGTCCTGTTGGAGTCTCTAAAGTCTGTCGAAGTCCCGGTTGTTCCCATAACAAAAGCTCCGTGGAATATATAACCACCCTGTACTGGTGTGAGTATTCCCCATCTTCTGGTGGTAGCGGCGTCAAATGCACCAGCACCAAGAAAAGTAGCATATCCATTTCCAGCATCTCCATCAACAATGGTTAATTCTCTACCGTGCCTAAAAGCATCTATGGCATTAGGATTACCTTTAAGTGAACCTGAACCAAGAATTTTCCACAAACCGCCTATAAAATTTGTAGTAGTTGGACTTCCTGTTGATGTACTTGGTGTCTGTGTAGGGTCTACAGCAAATGTACGCCATCCTGCCAAATCAGAACCACTTGAATCACTACCATCAATGTAGAAGTGGTCATAAACACTTGTAGAATCTCCAACAACAACCTGTTGTCCGCCAGCAGCCTGAGTGTCCATGAGGTTACGGTTGTTCTGTTTCATCCAAATGAAAATTGCATCACCTGAAGTTATGGTTGTGGTGGTGGCGTCATAAATCATACCTTTAGTAGTAGCTGTAAAACCAGCCTTTGAAAGAGAACCGTCACCCTGAATAAAATAGTCTGTTTCTGAAGACAACCCTGCAGACCCACCCCCCAAGGCACTCCAATTAGTAGTCCCCCCAGCGGTTTCTACGAGGTTTATATCTGTTAAATCTGTTGCGTAGGTTGGTGCTGCCATAATTAAGGTAAACTATCAATTTCTTCTTGAGTTAATTCTTCGTAGTTACCTTCGGGGCCACTTTCGGTGAGTTTGGTTGAACCACACGGACAAACCACGGCTTGAGGAGCTGTATCGTTGCTTCCAAACCACATAATATCTTTACAGTCTTTACATTTGGTGTATTTTCTTGCCATAATGATAGCCTCAAATTGCTACCATTATACATCAGCTGTTCTAACAGCGGCAACAGTCTGAGGTGTTGACTTAAATTGTGCAGATGTTGATTCAAAAGTTTTAATTGGAGTACCCCCACCATCTCTTACTCGTACAAACAGGTTTCTGTCATTGGCAGTAGTGTGAACACCAGTAAAGGTTTCACTGGTGGCATCAGCAAGTACATCAATAAAGGCCATAAACACATCATTATTTACCGCAGCATTGGCTGAATCGTTGGTGGCACTGAAATCCCATCCATCCGATGCCAGAACTTCATTTCCACCACCACCACTCTCAGTTACCATTCCAGTTGAGTCATATACAGTTATGAGCGAAGCATTGGCTGAGGCTACAAGAAATTGGGCGTTGTTGCCCCCGTTTGTGAAGCCAGACCCAGTGAATACAGAACCGTGCTCAAATCCTTCTGCTAGGAAGTCGCCATCCGCCAACCTATTAAATGTTCCGTTTGTTGCGTTTACTTCAATAGTTGCAGTTCCGGTATTGGGAGTTCCCAAAGTAAAGGTGTTGTTTCCGTCATGACTATCATAAGGAACTCTTGCATAAATACCATCATCTCTTTCTATCCTAAGTCTGCTATTGTCTGATCCAATTCCAGTGTCAGGCCAATTCTCTTCGGCATCGGGGAAAGGAACTGTGTCTGTACCTGTTTTTACTACAAGAGATGTTTCCGTCTCACTTGAAAGCAATGTGCTAACAAGCCATTGTCCTCTGTCTAGGGCAGACCCACTTCGTGGTCCAACCAAAACCCTGTCTTCTCCCGCTACTAGCCCTGAAACAGTAAAGACAACATTGTTGGGTGGTGTCCTGTCTGTGTTTGAAAGATCAAAGAACTTGTCGCTTGCACCAACATCGTCTTTGTTAAAGCCAATACCGTAAGTACCAATTATGTTCGAACCAGTTGATGTTCCAATAAACTCAGGGTTAAGGGTTCGTGTGGTAATAGAGGCCGATGCGTCTACATAAGCTGTCAATGCAGCACCAGAAGTTGACCTAATTACATTAGTATTAACAGGATTTACTCCACTGATGACTTGAAGATAAAGCTCTCCAGTTGTTCCATTGTCATCTTTAGCAAGTACATATCCAGACCCTCCAGACAAGTCTTCATCAACAACAGCTGTGACATTGGCATCAGCACCTGATGTAACTCCAATAATATCATCGGTTGACGCAATTACAGAGGCTGAGGGATTCTCTAATGCAACAACCATGTCTGTTCCATCGTCATACAGAACCTGTCCACCAGATTTTGGACTTGTGGTTGTTCCATCGGCATATATTCCGACATATTCACCCTCACGGAATGACCCTGTTAGTCCATTATAAGTAATTCGTGTTCCCCAAATGGCCAGTTCATCATTGGTTGCTTCGGTTTCAAGCACACCCGCTCCAGACTCTCCAGTGTATCCCACTTCCACGTTAATACCCTGGAAGATTTCTCCTGGTACTCCGTGAATTTCTGGGCTTGATTTAACCTCAAGGTAAATATCTTCCCCAGCTGCTGCTGTCCAAGTAGCTGCTGAAGATTCAGCCGTGTTCATGGTTGAGTCTGGATTTGTAACATCGCTAGATATTGCTAGATTGTTTGAACTGTCTCCTGCATCATGTCTAAATACTATGAAGTATTCTTGAGAAGCGGTTAGCCTTAGACCATCTATTTGGTCTGCACCTGTTGCAGGATTAAATCTATTAAATCTAAAAATTGTTTCTTCATAAGAACTTGTAAATGCCGAGGCTAAAACATCCTCACTTCTTGCAAGTAATCCTCCCGTAGGCTCTGCAAGCTCTGAAGCAGCATCGTCTGATATATAAAGCTCTGCGTAACAAGTTCCTGTTGGAGTTCCAGCATTAATCTTAATATTTGCCCTTGCTTCAGTAAGTAGTTCTACTGTTGCTCTTGCAATAAAGGATTGAGCCTGTCCGTCAATTGTTCCATTTTCAATAATAGAATCCGTATCCGCAACAAAATTTTCAGTTACGTCGGTCTGGTGCGATCTCTGACTAATCCATTTTGCTCTCTCATATACATCATTAACCTCAAGTGCCGCCTTAGTCCATTGTGAGTAGTATTCATTAACTCCTGCACCTGTTCCGTTTCCATCAATATCAATTTGCTGGAACCCTTCTGTATTAGTAATGGTTGTATATCCAGCAAGGGTTGCGTCTGACTTCTCATTAAATATATCAGCACCGTTTGAAATAGCTGCAACGGAGTTACCAGTTCCAAGAGTAACAGGGAACCTTCGGTACTGGTCTCCAAGCTCTCTTGCTAGTACGGTAATTCTCTGACCATCAATGTCTGCTCCACCCTCTCTGGACTTAACTAGATGTCGTGAGAACACCAGTGAAGGAGAAGCCTCTGCGTTTATACCTGTTCCCCAGAAAGAAGGGAGAACTTTTCCACCCTGAAGAATCATGTATTCAGTTCCGGTTTCAACAGGTCCGATGACTGCCAATCCTGAATAAATATCGTCTCCCCCGTTTTGGGTTACTGAGCCATCGTACAAATGTGTAGCAAAGGTGTCATCTATATTGAATGGAGAATTGAGGGTTACGATTTGATCCGTAGAACGGTCAAACGGAGTATCAACAGTAATGTCAAGAAGGTCATTGCCAGCAGCCTGACCATCATCTTGTTTGTCCATCAACCACTGAATAAATTCCAGTATGGTGTGTCGGTTTGTTGTAGCCGCCCCTGTCCACCTGATATTACCTGATGCGTCTATTGATACATCTGAATCTGATATTGCTCCCATATTTTATCTAGGCGTGATTTGCCTTAATGTTCCTTTCTTTTTCTCCATCATTAAAGACCAGTTTTATTTTACCTGCCTTTGAAACCTTAAATCTGCCGTAGTTACTATAAACAACTTTGTCCTTGCTTTTAAATTCCTTAACAAGTTCCACCTTCAATACCTTTTGTTTGCTTTTTGCCATCTTGATATTTATATCCAACAAAAAATCCCGCATCTCAGCGGGTTTGCCTCGAGGGTTTAACCTTTGAAATATAATAACACTGTTTTTTATAGAATGCAAGTACTTTATACATATGTCAAGGAAGCCCTATCATTCCACACATTATCAAAGTTCTCATCCCCATCAGCATAAGTTGTTGAAGTGATGTTTCCTGTTTTTTCCAATTTCATTATTCTCCAGTCCGAATCCGAATCTATTGTACCAACTGCCGCATGACCCACATAACTCAGTGTTGAACTTACCTCATCCAGTCTGACTGCTTTAGGAGCAGTATAACTCCTGTGAGCGTTTAAAACACCCTCGTGTTCTTCTAAACCAATACTTGGTAGTATATTTCCTGTATGATCTCTAGCTAGCATCTTCGGTTATTTCATCATATAGCTCATATAGTTGTTTTTCCTTGTCGATCTTATCTATTTGGTTTCTAAGCCCCTGTGCCTTACTATCAAGCTGTGTCCATCCCCAAAGATGGTCAACCAATGTTTTTCCCCTTACTTGAACACCCAAGTCTCTAATGGCTTGTTTAACAGAAAGCATTATCTCAACCGGGTCTTCACTGTCCGATACTAACTTCCCCCATGCGTAAATTTCCTCAATCTTTTGGGCTGTTTTTTTGTCATGTCTCCAATTAATACCCCTTGCATCTTTTTCTGCTGGTAAACCAAGAAACGTTGCAAACTCCTGAAACTTGGGACTATTGGGCCAGTCATCACTAACTCTAGTTTCTCTCGTCGGCAAAGGTTTTGATTTTACTGAATAATTTACCATAAAAGTTTTTACTTCTTAATTTTATCATCTGGGTCCAGGTAATTCAATTTTAACGGAAATCTTCCATGAATTATATCCTTCATTCTTTCGATGTGAAATCTGGCTATGTCAGGTGCTTTGTCTTTCTTGTGACTACTCATTGCCCAATCATCGTGACTGAGTGCCATGTATTCATGAGATTGATCGAGATATGTTTTATATCCTGCAAATTCTGCCCGCTGGGCTATGTTGGTGTTGTCGTAGGCAAAACCCTGAAAGTCATACTCCTCATCCATACCCCCTAACTCGTAAATAACTTTTCTTGGTATTGAAGCGTATGATAACTCCCAGTTAATAGGTGCTGTTTCATAGAAAGTTCCCTGATCCGTTCTCATTCTTGGGTCTGCCCAACATTGGTTCTCAGGCTTTCCGGTAAAAGGTTCACCAAATACAGTTATTTTTCCTTCAGGGTCTTTGATATCATCTTTTCCTGGGTAGCAGTATTGATGACCCACAGCGCCTACCAGACAATCTCCTTTTTCTTTATAGGCATACCAGTATTTTTCGAAAGAGTTGTGGGGTATCCAGATGTAATCCTGTAAACAAACTATTAATTCTCCCTCGCAGTTTCTAAATCCCTCGTTGTCAGCGTGTGCTAAGTTAGAATAAGCACCCTTTTTCTTCTTGCTTTGTTTTATATATTTTAAATCAAAATCTTTAAAATATTCCCTTACCTCTTTTTCTCTTTCTTCCCACAAAGCATCTACTATAACTAGCTCAAACTCGGTCATAGTCTGTCTTTCTAGGTCAGCTCGAAGGATATCAAATCCGCCGTACCTTGCTGTTAGATTCATTACGCTAATTTTCATATTTCCATTCTTTTAATTAATTTTATAGATTCTTTATCAGGACCAACTTTATAATTAGAAACATTGACCTTGGGTCTGTCTAACAGATTTCCCTCCATTCTCTCATCAAACATTTCCATGGCTTTCTTAAGGTCGAGCCTGAGATTCTCAGTTCTTCCAACAAAGTCGCACTTCATAAAAGGTTTTAGATAGTCCTTGAGAGTTGTCCACTTTCTACCAAATATCTCCATTCCTGAATACATCTCTATTAAAAATTCATAAAACTTAAACGGCTCGGCTAGTTTTTTATCAACACGGGACGCATAAAAAGACCTATACCAATCAACAGGGTTTCTAACAAATGTAAAGGTATATTTTTTACCGTGCTTTTTCTTATCACTCTTCTTGGGTGGTCTGTGTGATGTTTTTTCTATAAACTGTCCCATGCCCGTATACACTAGGCCTTCTGCCACCCAACTACAACCTGTTTTAGGGATATCGTAAAATATACTGTTTTTTAGTAATATCATGGGAAAGGTCGCCAGGGAATATCTACTTGTTCAGGATACATCTTGTTCCAAAGAGTATCAGGATATTCACCATGCCTTTTTTTAAAGTACTCTCTATTTTTGTTGTCAGAAGTTTTACGTTCATCTTGGTCTAGTAAGTTCTGTGTAGAAGAGTCTTTGTGTTGAAAAGCTGCACCATTGGTATAGGCCGTTTTCCAACCCTTCTTTCTCATTCTATACTGCCAATCGTAATCATCATATCCTCCCAATCCGTATCCTTCATCTATTCCCTTTATATCATCATAAGCTTTTCTTCTAAATACGAAGAACGATCCATGACACCATTTCTCCTTGCCATGGTCCCACACACTATCTCCTAAATTAAAAGGTTCATCATAATAGAGCATTTTAAAATGAAGAGATCCTGCCTTAGGTAGTTTAGTAAACACTTCTTGAGATACTTTGATATAGTTTGGTGATACTTTGATATCGTTATTAGCCACACATACAAGCTCACCTGATGACAATTTAATACCCTGGTTGACAGCCTTGGGATAACCCAAGTTGACCCTGTTCCGAATATAGATATCTGACTGTGCCATCAGCTGGTCCCCGCCTATTGGGGAAGCATTGTCCACTATTATCATCTCAGCATTGTAATCTTCAACAAGCTTAAGAGATTGGATAGACGTTGCAGTCAATCTATACAGGTCATCATCCAGCACCCAAACTGGCATAACTACACTAATCTTCAATTCCTTCGAGTATTTTTTTGGCATATATGTAATGAGAATAGTTTTTGATTACAAACTCTCTCGGTGTTTTACATCTGCTGTTTTTATATTCGTCCAAATAAGTTTGTGCTTTGGCGTTTTCTCTTTTGTGAATCACTGTCGGTAATATGTTGCAACTCATGGCTTCTAAAACAGTTCTTTCTGACCCATGTACTGCGGGTATGATTATGTTTTTAGTTCTTTGATAATAGTCACGTATTTTCTTTACCGGAAAGTATCCTTCTTTTATTTGAACACCCGCTTTTTTGCACACCTCATATTCTTCTTTTCCGTCTGGTTGAATGGTTCCTACACAAAGCAGATCCTTACCCAAATACGCTATTTCACCCTGTCGTTTCCATGGGCTAAAGGTTGCCGGATAAAAGTACTCGACATCTTTTTTAACTTTACCAGGCTTGAAAAAGTCTATATCAGTTCCGAATGCCTTTACGGCGTGAAGTCCGTGCATTCTAACTTCATCATACACAACTTGGCTTTCACAGAATATAACATCAAGTTTACGAAGATTATTAAGATTTCGGGGATTGGTTGTTAAAAGAAGTGCCTTTTTCTCATTAGGATATCTCTCAAGCAAATCAAAGTAATCCTCCTCGCTACTGGACCAAAACAGAAGTACATCCACACTGTTGGGATCAGGCATTGTTTTATCCAAATACCATCCTACTTTATGATTTTCCCCAATAACATCCATTGCACCCCTTACACCATCTCTCCAGTTGTCATAAACCGAACTAGCCTTATCAAACCACCAAATTAGTGCTATCTTCATAGTTTCCTACCCCAACCATATATCTCATCCTCAGTTTTATCGTTGTAATCTATTTGAATGTTAACCTCTTCAAAACCTTTAAAGAAGGATCTGACACCATCCTCCATAAATCTCCAGTAATCATGAGGGTGGTCGTGTTTGGGACAATATCTGCTCGGAACTCCTATTAGCATCCATCCTCCCTTTTTTAAAAGGTTTTTTATTTGCTGAACGGTTTTCCAAAACTCATCATCGTGTTCAAGTGTGTCAAAACAAACTATCATATTAAATTGTCCTTTTTTGAAATACTTGTCCAATTCGTGTCCATTTCCGACAACATCCACATTGTCTCCCTTTATCATGTCAAAACCTGTGTAAGTTATTCCTCTTTTGGTAAAGTTTTCCTTTACCGTACCAGATACATTTCTGGAACCAACATCAAGGGCTGATGAAATACCTTTATATTTTCCCAAGAATTGATCTAAAAATGTCTTTGTTTGTGTTCTCATATGGTTATAATTCCAAACCCACTCCAGTGTAACCACGCAGTGGCATCGAATTTATTTCCGGGAAACTCCAACCATGCTTTAAACATGCTAGAAGATAGGTGGATATCATCCACCAATATCACAGCTCCCTTTTTGAAATACTTTTTGTAAAGTTCAATCTCTGCGTGTAATTGTTCATAAGTATGTTCACTGTCAAAAAACCACAAATCAGTTTTGGAGAGATCTAAACTCTTGGGCCAATTCTTCAATTTTAAATCGTCTCCCACAACTTGCACAAATTGTTTGTAGTCCTTTTTGATGTAGGAAAATTCCAATCCGTTTTCGGGTAGAGTTATAGAATATAACCTGCTTTTCGAGGGGAGTGAAGACAACATCATGAGTGCGGAGGCACCCATAGCACCACCAAGTTCTACTATTTGCTTCGGCTTCAAGTATGAAATAAGGCATGGGAGGAATTGGTAATAACCCGAACCCTCCCTGTTTAGAATGTCGTTCATTGCTGTCTGACCGACTCCTTTTAGGTAGGGTTTTGCTTTTTTTATGTCGTATTTTTCCCAAGCAGGCCTTACTCTTTCGAATAAATCTTTTGAGGTCATGATATAGACGTTCTGTGATACTCCCGTGCTGCATCTTGCATATTCCCCCTACAGGCTTTACAACAATTATCTATTAATCTCTTACCTGTTGTCCTGTCAACTTCGGGCATTCCCTCCACTGAACGTGGGGCACCACCCTCCTTTTTACAAAATTCACATTTACCTTCGTGTCCTGGACATTCAAATTTCATTTAAACACCTCCTTCCAAGAAGCTGCTATTTTATCCCATCCGTATTTCTTGGCGTGTTCGATGCCTTTCTTTCTTTCTTCTTTCTGCCACTCGCTGTCTTTAAGTGCCTGTATCAGTTTCTCAGTATACTCCTTTTTTACCTTTTTATCCCAAATGTCACCCTCTACTTTAAAACCACTATCTACGGTTTCTTCTAAGGCTGCGTAATTGATGCAGACGGGCACTGAACCCCAAAGTTGAGCCTTGATAGCTGAAATACAGTTAATCTCATAAAAATGTGTAGGATAAGCCCAAACACCACATTTCTTGTACCACTTCTCAATCTCCTTTTGACTAACTCGTCCATGATGAGTTACCCCTTTTTGCTTCATCAAATCTTCTATCTTTTTCATCCAAGCCATTCTTTCAGGATTATCCTTATTAAAATGTTTAAAAAGCTTCCATCCGTAAAAAACATTAAGCTCGGCATCCGGCACTTCCTTTATAACTTCAGGCCATATTTCGAGTAAGTGTTCCAGTCCTCTATCGTAGCTTGAAGTCCATAAAGCTTGTTTGGGATTATTCTCGGATTTTGTCTTGGGGTAGTGTTCCACATAACCATTCGTGGACACAAATATTTTATCATCAGGTACGTTGGGGATATTTTTACGGTGTGCTTCCGAAAGTACAATTACTTTGTCTAGCCTTTTAAGTCTTTCTTTTGTATACTCGGTTTGATTCTGAACATCATGACACCATAGATATTGTTTCTTAGCTTTGACATTCATATCTGTGTATGCCATTGATCTCCACCAGATGACAATATTAAATGTATCCTGAACATTGAATTTGTAATGAGACAAATACTCTACACCCCCATGAATACCCTCTTTGACAGGATCACCATAAACTACTACTTTATATCCCAGTTTAGCGAGCTCACGGCTCATAAATATTACTGCCTCTTCACTTCCACCTATAAAACTTGCCCCTTCGTTATCAAGTACTGACGGGTCCCAAGCCGTAAATTGAGGACCACAATAAAGAGCTATCGAATTACTTTCCCAGTTTTTGGGAGGATAAAGACTCTGTCTCATTTTAACCACAAGAGGGTTTCCTTCTAAACTAGAGGGGGCTGCAGAGAGGAGAGGCCGTACTTTGTTTCCCTCACCCTTATTTTTTAGATAATTGGCCAACCCCATGTAGTTTTTAAGCTGGTCTCTTACTTCACGAGTTTCGTTTATAAACTTCCACTGTTCATCTATTCTAGGATCATCGGGATATAAGCCCTTAAGTCTTTCACAGGCACTATGTGCTTCATCTATTCGATTGGTCTTAATGGCTGCGTTGTATATTACCTCATAAGCACGGGATTCCACATCTCTTGGATTGGACACAAGAGTGCTTTTAGCGGGCGGAACCTTAGAACCCATTATCGCCCAAAACCTTGCAGTATCCCACTCTTCTTTTAACATGTGAGTTACCGCCAAAGCGAAATAGGTAGAAGGAAATTGGGGATATTCTACTAGGGAATTATGTAGTGCTTTAATAGAGTTGTTGTAATGTCCTCTTTCACGGTATATCTCTCCCAAATATTCCCAGGCCTGTGAACGTTCCTGTTTCCATCCGCTCATATTTTTCTCATGCCCTTCAGGAGATAGGTATTCTAATATTAAAGATTCCGCCCTTTTATGGGCTTCGGGATTGTGTAGGTCAAAATAGGCTTTTCCTAAATAATAAAGCGGCCTAGGATCTTTTCCTTTAACATTGTAAATCTCGTGTTCAAGTACAGCCATGTTTCTCTCAAGAGCTAATCTGAACCTGTCGGGGCTGGAAAGGTGAAGAACCTCTATCCTGGTGTCTTCTATCTTGTTGGTGGGACGTTGTTCTATTAATGTTTCATGTATATTGCCTATCCATTTGTAAACACCCTTGTATTCTCCGTTTATTCTTACCAGCCGTTCTCTTAGATGCTGGATAATCACGTTTTTTATCTTCCCATCTTCCAATTCTGCTTGGTAGATGTAGTTATAAAAAGCTGCCTCAGCCTTTTGTAAAAGGGCCTTCTGTGCCGAATCTTTAAGTAATTCACCATTAATCAAAACATCATCAGTATCCATCCAAAAAAGCCATCCATAGTTTTCGGGAATAAAATCCAGATTAGTATTTCTGGCTTCCGAGAACTTAAATATTTTTTGACCCTCCTTAATGTGGGGTTCGTACTTGAAGTATTTCTTTAACCACTTGACTTCTTTCTTTTTTACTATGTGGTCAAACTCACCTGGTCTTATATCTACATTGGCACCGAATTTATTGGCTAGTTTCTGAAGTTTCTTGTAGGGTTTTTGGGTAATTGTAAGAAAGATACCATCTACATATGGGGCAACGGAGTTTAAACATCGCTCCAACATTTTTACTTCGGAATCATCTTTTACAATCATCCCGAGGGCAATCTTGCTTTCTGGCTTCATGTTAGCTTTAGCTTAAAAATTTCCAAACTTACTTTTCGCATTCATCGCTTTTCCCCATAATTTCTTAAGAACTCCTGCTTGCTTGTCTCCCCCTGTTGGGAAAGCACTTCCTTTCATAGCAGTAACCTTTCCTTTAATACTAACCCCTTTTCCTGTTTGTCCTTTGTTATAACTTGATGGTTTTTCTGCTTTATACAGATGTCCCATCTCTTGTTGTGCATTTGCTGGCATATTATTCACCTCCTACACGGCCTCCATTATCCTAAACTCAGGATAACGTTTACCGAATTCTCTAAAAAATTTTTTGTCCATTTCTAACTCTTTAGTATTATACACTTTTCTTATCGCCATTAAAAGCCATACTGGAAAATCAACTGTGTGTGCAAGGTAGGCATCATTCTTTTTGTCTTTTACTACGCCTCTAAATTCTTTATTTCCCACCCATGTTTTTTTCTGTGCAGCTCTTAGTGCCTCTAATCTAATTAAGTAAGATTGGTACTTCTTAGGCTGTCGTGCTTTGAAGGCTTTAATTACCATGTCGACAACATCCCATGGGTTTTTATTTTTCTTAGCTTCCCATATTTTATCCGTAAGAAGTTGGTCTTTAGAATCTACCAACCTATTTAGGGTTTGATTATACACTTTCATAGTCCTTAAGGTGGGGATATTAAGGCAATCCCCGTAGCCACTTGCTGAGTAAGAAACTTGCAAGTTAGTTCCTATTAGCCTTGCTGATTGTAACCAGATCTTCGTGCGTTACTTCTTTCTGCCAAGAATTCAAGCGTTACTTCACCTTCTATCATTCCGTCAGAACTTGAACCCAACTTAGCGAGTTCGGTCCTTTCAGGTCTGCGTAGGTAAGCCAGCTTCCACGAACTCTCTTTAAGACCCAATACGTGCGGTCCTGGAGTCGCAGCTGCACTTGTAACATCTTTGTGAGCAAAAATTCTCATAACGTTGAAATCAGATTCATAAACAGCAACAGGTCTTGTCAACCTTTTGTCCGAAGCATCTACATACTTGGTAGAACCAGCGGTAAATGTAGAAACTTTCTGCCTGAGTTGAAGTGGAAGTACGAGCATGTCAAAAACATCCTCCATTCCCACATCATTAGCGACATCATAAACCATGTCGTTAAGTTCAGATTCGGAAAGTGATGTACCAGAGTCTCTGGTTGTGTAGTGGGAGGTAACAGTTGCCTGAATACCAGCCATCTGGCGAGCAACACCGGAATCACCCGATGCAATGGTCGCCCTAACAACAGAATACTCCAATTGGTTCTTCCAGTCTCGAGCTGCTTTACTTGCTTGATAATCGAGCATATCGCTCATACCTGCAACATCAACAGCACGAATAGTGTCGGATACCCTGTAAGTTTGTCGAATTATCTGGGTTATGTTTGTTCTTCTTGACGGATTGGTCAAGTCGGCAAATGTAGCCGCAGAGCCCTCGATTTGTCCACTAACAGAAGTTGGTCGTGCTGAATAATCTTCCGTCCATTCGTGAATGGTGTTGGAAGCTTCAGTTACGCCAAATAAAGTTGAAAGGGGATTGTCGTCTGGAGAAACATCAGCGATGAAATCCAAAAGATCCTCTTTTCTTGTACCTGCCTGATATGTAATATCACCCCATGCCATACTAATCACCTCCTATTACGCTAGTCGTCTTGCCAGCCAGTCCGTTGTCTGATACAGCGTCCGTATCAAACCTATTTAGTTTCTCTAATTGCCCTCATTCGTGCAATCATAGAATCTCTATCTCCCAATCTGGTACCTACCTGAAGGCGCTGTGTGTCTTCTTCCGAAGTTTTACTGGCCACGCCCTGAGATGGTTGTCCAGATGCTCCAGCCGAAGCCTGTTCTTTAGACTCCGACTTGTCTTGAGTTTTATTGGTCATGCGTTTTTTGGCGAAATCCGCCGCCTGTTTTTGAGATAGTGGTTTCCCACCATATTTCTCAGGATTGGTTTGAGAATGAACCCAAACCTTTTCAGCTTCATCAAAGAACTCCTTGTCACTAGAAGTCTTAGGTTCTTTAAGTTGCGGATAAGCATCATAAAGACTATTAACCTCTTGGTCAGCTCGTTCTTTCTGTAGCTGTTCGACAGTTTTTTTCGCTTCCCTCGCATCCCGTCTTAACTGTTCCAGAGCCTCTATGTCAACAAGTCCTGTGGATTTATCGTAAAGAGGTTTGTCAGATTCAGCCTTTTGGGGCTCAACCCTGCTTTTAACCTCAAACAACTCATCCCTAGTTTGTCGTAGTTGCTCTTTTAGTTTTTCAAACTGCTCAGCTGTACGTTGTTTGACCTCGTCATCCAACTCAAGCTTTTCTTCAGAGTCACCAGCTGGTGCCTCAGAAGTTTCCTCCGTTTCGGGAGCTGCTTCTTGAGACTGGTTATTCTCCGTTTCGGAACTAGGCACTGGTTCCTGTTTCTGCTCTTCAGCAGATTCTGCCTTGTCTTGTGGATCTGCCATCTTCCACCTCCTTTCTAATGCGATTTAACGAGCCGCATACTCGGGCTTTCCAGACTTATAATCTGGGGTGGGAGAATTACCCCCCAACTCAGATTACAAATCTTTTACCTTTGTAAATATGATTTTGCTTTAAGTAGAATTTTCCCCCAGAGAGAATGAAGCCCATCCCACAGTTTTTGCAGGATATTATTAAACCTGTTTTTCTTTCGAAGTAGTGCTCGCATTTTTTTCTTACTAATTTATTTACATTTACATCTGCTCCCTCCCAAAACTTGTCTTTGGAAGATGGTAGATTTTTAACTATTGGCATTTTAAACAAATAAAGACCACACTTCTGTGGCCTTTTGCTTATATAGCTTTGGCTTTTTGTATTATATCACACCTTAATTAACTTCTCCCAACTACATCGTCTATGTCCGCTATAACCTCTGGTGCCGCCGCCTGTTGAGTTGTTGTCCCCCATTTAACAGTTGCGTTGCTGGCAAGAGTTGTTCTATTACCATCATCCGGCAGAACCTTAGCTTCGTTAGGACCAAAGTGCCATTGATATCCCTCATTATCTATTACTGTGTGTGTCACTTCAGAGTCACCAGCAACCTCTGCATCATCACCGTCTCTTCTTAGTCTTATGTTTCCTGTCATAAAATCACCCCCTGCCAATCCCAAAATTGGGAGCTTCTCCTTTCTTTTTTTTGTTCATTTCTTTCACTTTTTGCGGTATTTCATTCTCCAAATAACTCAACAGCTCCGCTATGACCTTTTTATAAATAGAGGCCACTTGGGCTGCGTAGGTAAACTCATCGGTACTTTTAAATTGCTGTGGATCAGGATAGCTTTTAGACCGCTTGTCCTCCAGCCACGGCTTCAGTCCCGCCTTGTATACCTCCATCCCCGTTAGGTCCAGCAGCATTTGGTCCTGCTTGAGCTGGGCCTCCTCCTGGGCTGTTAAGTTGGATTTCGGCATTTGCTTGTTCAGGGCTTAATTTCTCGTAATATTTATCCGAGTCCTTAAGGCCTAATAGTTCGAAGTAGTCTTTCTCTACTTCCGATAACTTCAATGTTACACCTTCTTTAGCCCTTGCTGCAATAGCAGATGGGTCTTTAGCCTGCAAAAGCATCTGAGTGAGAGCACTTGTAGTGGCTGGTTCTGGGTTAGCCATACTCCTGACATCAGGAATATAATCATAAACTCCTGATAGGTCATCCTCTTCTATTATCATGTGTCCTACAGATCCATCGTTTTCTATAACCATCTTGGGTATTTTTCCCTCAGGTGTAGAAACAGGGAAAAGTGGTTCCATTACACTTTTAATATCAAAGCCAGGATCTGTAAAGACCTCTTCCATTTCGGGGCTTGTTAGCCTATCCATTGTTTCTTCAGATATCCCCTGTTCAGAAAGACCTGCATTTTCGAAATAAGTCACCGCATCTCTTCCCACTATCCTTATTACCTTCTGCTCATTCTTTTCATTGAAATAAAATTGCTGATTCATTTGGTACCAGAACATCATTTGATCTTTAATTGCCTCCGATAGGAATAACTGATTGAAATTATCTCTGACATTTCTTTGAAGGGTAAGTTCACGGATTTCTGTTGCAGTCCTTTCTCCCTCACCTGGGACCAACTGGGAAACGGCAGCGCTTGTTTCTCCTAAGGCTTCCTGCATTGCTCCTACTATAAACCTGTAAGTCTGGGCAAACTCTGCCACTCCTGTGGCTGAGGTCTCATAAGGCATAACATCACTTGACGGGTCATTCATTAACCACTTCTTTCCGGGACCAAACTCTAAAGTATGAAGTTGTACAGAGGCGGTACGTACCTTTATGGGCGTATATAGGTTCATATTTATAGAATCCAAATATTGGCAGACAAGAGCGTTGAGTGCTTTTTGAAGTTTTTCAATGGGTTCTATCTCAGAAAGACCATAAATATCTTCATCAATGGGATAGTACTTTAGTTGGATCACAGGAATCCTACCGTGAATATAAGGATTGGGAACATCTCTTAAAATAACGCCATACTTTGGGGCAAAACTAATCCATCTATCATCTCGGTACTCGGTCACAAATTCGAATACTTTAAACACAGGGTCTCTTCCCCTGAAATCTGAAAGCCCTTTAATCGAGAGGTTTTTGGATTGCCATGCCGTGGAACGCATATCTCCCCCTCCCTTAGCTTCTTTTGAAAGGGAATCTTTGATTATGTCTAAATTTTTATAGATAGGTTTCTTTTGTGCGGTATCGTTTATCCTTTGCAGATCCTCAAGAGTTACCCACTCTCTTAACTGTATCCACTTTTGGATAGACGAATATGAGGGGTTGTGTAAAACATCACGGTTGTTCCAAGGAGTAAATGTGTTGCCGTCAAACCACGTAGATATTTTACCCCCTGGAACGGGACGCTTTTCATAATGCCATTTAGCTAGACCAAATGAAGCTCCATACTTTCTGGCATTCATATCCATCCTTGCCCATTTAGAGAGCATTGGTTCTCCATCTACTCTCTCAGAATCATCCCATTGGAAATCTAATATACTATTATTAATCTTGGCTCCCAGAACATCCCCTCCCTCACGGGGTACCATTCTCCCCCTTGGCTTGTTGGCTAGAAGTCTTGCACTCTTTTCATAAATTGCAGTAAATACACGGGGATCGAAAACCATTGCAGAATATGGCCACCCGTTCTCATCAATGTGGCTTCTGAAGAGTTCGTCTTTTTTGTTAAAGTCGGAGATTCGTTTATCAAGATCCTCACGAGACATATCATAATGTCTTTTTGTCTCCCAATAAACTTCCTTTTCTTCAGGCGTTCCCCGAACCATAGGTTCTTCTTTTGGCATCTTTTTGTTTCCTGATTAAAAAACCACAGCTTCGTCTTTTACGACCTACTGTGGTGTTAGTTAAAACTTAACCTAAACATATTATACATTAAAATTTCTTTTCTTCAACATCGCTAAAACTATGCGTCTCTTCGCTTCTTATCAAATTAACTCTTTTTTCCTGTACATAAACCGTTATTTTGCCAAATCCCGAACCCTTGGTTACTTTTTGGACACTTTCTACAAATCTGGCCAAAAACTCAGCATCCGTCCCTAATTGAGAAAGAGCCACTTTCATTTTTACTAATGTTTCAGGATTTATGCTTGGCAGTGATTTCATGTAAAACTCCAGTTTTTTCCATCATCAGGCAATTGAATATTCTGTTTTCCTCTATAAGAAATGGCGAAATATCTAAGAGCATCCGGTCCATGGTCATTGGTTTTGTCAGGTCTTCTTGTACTTCCGTCTTTTTCCTCTTTCCATTTATACGATTCAAGCTCTTTCAGCAACTGTTCACAGTGGTTTACTACATAAAATGATGGTTGTTGGTCTATGGGGCTTATTTTAATCTTTTCCTGAATTATCCCTATTCCTGTTTTTACCCACTCAGTTAAATTAGTATTTCCTTCTCTGGAAGCACTGGTGACATAAACACCTCTTTTTCCCCAATCCTGAGCCAGTTGGGGGTTGGCAGGGTCGCCAAAGGTTGCCACAGGAGACGGGTATTGCTGACTTTTAGAAAGAATTATTCCACAATGATAGTCGCTTGTGTCCTTGATCTCGTAATATTCATCAATTACATACCACTTACTCCCTTCGGGATTGACAGCTATCCATAAACAAACAGTAGGTTCAGCACCGTACCCGAAGTCAAGACCCCTATATATCTCCCAATCTGAGTAAAAAGGTATATCAAAAGGTTCTATAACATGAGTTTTTCTTTCAAAATCAGCGTAAATTGCCAATTTATACCTTTTAAACTTCGCTAAATACTCCTGGGTGAAGGTATCATCATCGGTTGAAACCTTAGCTTTATCTATTTCTTTCTTTTTGAGAGTGGGGTTGTCATAAGAAGTGAACTGGAAACTGGCCCATTCGGGGTCATATATCTTATTTCCCTTAACCCCCATGTTATAAAGGTCATAAAACCAGTTAAAACCCTTAGGAGTACCTATAAAAACCGCCCATCCCTCACTATCAAGAAGAGTCGGGCGGATAATTTCCCAAAAAGTACGTGATTTCTGATCCGCAGCCTCATCCATGACCACACCTTTTAATCCTATACCCCTAAGAGAGTCCTCATTATCAGCTCCTTTTATCTCGATCCGTGCCCCGTTAGTCAGGTGGATGCTTAATTCCTGCTCGTTCTTATAAGAAATAAGGTCGGAGGGTATCTCTTTCTTGAGCTCGTGCCAGTGTATTTGTTTTCCTTGCCTGTAAGTCGGATTAACTATCCAATAAAGACCAGGATCATAGAGAGCATTCAGAAGACAATGATGCCTAGCGAAGACGGATTTACCAAATCTTCTGCCTGCAACTACAACTTTATACCTATGCTCATCATCATGCAGTATTTTTTGGTTTTTGTGCGGTTTATAATCTATTTTTATATCAGATACCATGCTCGATCCTCAAATGAAATCTTAAAAGCTTATTCGGCCATCTTTCTTTACACACTCCGCACTCAATTACCTCTCCCCAATCCCACAAAACACCTTCCTTAACAGCCTGATCTACACTTTCCTGTTCTGTGGGTACGGAATGACTTTTAACTAGATGTTTTGCCAGAATATGAGGAGGCATACTCTTTTCACAATGAGGACACTTTTTCATTTTAAATGCCATAGTTTATCACCCCTTAGGAATTATAACACAACTTGATTTATATACAAATATTATGCTACCCTAGAGCCGCCGAGTACGCTAAGCCATTGAACTTCTAAGTTTCTTCTCCTTAAAATATGGATGTTACCATAAACTTTTTCTAATTTTAAAAGGGATGTTACCACTTAATTTTAGTTTTTAGTTTGAGGTGTGGGTAGACACTACCACGACAAGGTTCAAAAAATGGGACCCTTTCCAT